GATGGGCTGTGTTCAAGATACTTTTCAAAATCACATGGTTCCTGGAATTGCAGCCAGCAAACAAACTGCAATGACACAACAACAGAAAGATAGATATGGTACAGAATATCTTCCTGTGGCCGAATTTCTCAAAGGTACACAAAAACTCAATGATCCTAATGTAGATAAAATTGCCAAACCAGTGCATCCTTTTGCTGATAGATTATTAGCACAGGGATTATTGTTGGACACGGTTAGGGGAGTTACATCAAGTAGTGCAAGGAGAGAAACACCTAGTGGCGTATTTGGTATATCAACACCTGGTCCCTTAGACACAAGTACTAATGCCAAGACAGGTAAGATAGGATATGAAGGCAATCGTCAAGTTCCTGTAAGTAGATTAGGTGGTACTACTTTTGTAATGGATGATGGTGATGTAAACGGACAAAATGAACTAGTAAGAATTCGTACTCGTACCGGCCATCAAATATTGATGCATAACAGTCAAGACTTGATCTATATTGCTAATTCCAAAGGTACTGCATGGATAGAAATGACCAGCAATGGTAAGTTAGATATCTACGCCGCAGATAGTGTTAGTATTCATAGTGAAGTTGATTTCAACTTTCGTGCAGATCGAGATATAAACATAGAAGCCGGACGTAATATTAATATGCGAGCCATTGGCAACATGGAGACTAATGTCCACGGATATTATTATCTAGTGGTTGAGGATCATGGTAAAATAGCTATTAAGAATGATTTAGATCAAATTGTAGGCGGTACAATACGAACCACCGCCGCTCAAGATATTAATCTTGCCGCTGGCAAAGATGTCCTATTCACGGCAGATGCTAGTATGCATCTCAGTGCAGAAACCGGCATGTATCAAGGATCTGGCAGCGACTTTAATGTTGGAGCTAACGGCAATTATTACGGAACTGCAAGCCTATATCACATGAATGGACCAACTGCTTCTGCACCCACTGCGGCCACTCCTGCTACGGTACCTCCACTTCTGGGTATCTATAGTTTGCCTAACCGAGATCCTAAAAAGGGATGGGCAGTTAATACCAAATATAAAACTGATCCGATCAAAACAATCATGCAACGAGTTCCTACACATGAACCATATGATCAGCATGAAAATATTAATCCACAACAATTTAGTCCTGATAATACAGATGCCAGTCTGCAGAATCGTCCAGGTGTAGCACCTAATCCTAATTCAGGTATTGTAGACAGTGCTAATAATCCTGAAGTTACACCGGGTACTTGTGATACAAAGTATGCAAGTGATATTAATAGTGCATCAAGCAAACCAGGTATAGATGCACTTAAAGCCGCGGCGGCACAGTTATCAATGACTGGAGCACAGGCAGTGGCTAGTTTATTAGGTATTGCCGGAGGTGAAAGCAAATGGAAAGTCGTTACAGAAAGTTTTAACTATACATCTGCCGCAAGATTATTACAGGTATTCCCTACAGTATTCAAAGGTGATTCCACACTTGCACAACAGTATGTTGGCAATCCCAACAATAGTTTACCTGAGTTTTTATATGGTTATCAAACATCTAAAGGTAAGGGTCTAGGTAATACGCAACCAGGAGACGGCGCCGCATTTATCGGAAGAGGGTTTATACAGTTGACAGGCCGAGCCAATTATGCAAAATACAGTAGTTTGATGTTTAGTAAAGGTTTACTAAGTTCTGCAACAGCACTAACTGACAATCCTAGTATGTTAAACGATCTAACAGTAGCCGCACAAGTAAGTGTGTTATATTTCTTAGACCGTGTTAAAGTGGCTCAATCTGATCCTGGGTATTTTGATGCCGCTTGTCGTGCTGTGGGATTTAATACACCAGATGTTCTTGCTAGTAAACAAGGATATTATCAATGTTTCTTAGGGCAATTACAAGGAACAGTAGTGCAATCTGGTAGTGGTACTATAGTTACAGACAGTTCAGGTAACCCAATTAAGTCTGGCCAAATAGCACAATAAATATAGTATGCCATACAAATCATTAGTTATTACCAATGCCAATGCTATTCCTCAACAACCTGTTAAAACTAATCAGTTTTATAAAGGGTTTAGTAGTCAGGATCCTGCTAATACAACTGCACGTCTTTATGATTTTGAATTAATCCAACAAGACATAATCAATCAGTTTAATACACGCAAAGGTGAACGTGTTATGAATCCAAATTTTGGTAGTATTATTTGGGATATCATAATGGAACCTATGACCGACCAAATCAAACAGGCCCTTAATACAGATATCACAACTATATGTAACAGTGATCCTAGAGCGGTCCCTACACAGATTAATATAACAGAATTTCAATCAGGTTATCTTGTTGAAATAACTTTGCAACTAGTGGGCACTGATCAATCTAGCAATATGACATTGACATTTGATCAAAATGCTGGCCTCACAGTACAATAATGTACATGGTTTATTGCCGCAATAAATACGGTATAGAATTAAAATTATGACTATCCCATCAACAACATCCAACCTACTAGTCACTGAAGACTGGAAAAAAATCTATCAAAGTTTTCGTAATGCTGACTTTCAAAGCTATGATTACGAAACAATTCGTAGAATTCTAATTTCTTATCTACAAGAAAACTACCCAGAAGATTTCAATGACTATATTGATAGCAGTGAATATATTGCCCTAGTTGATTTGATAGCATATCTAGGACAAAATTTAAGTTTTCGTATTGACTTAAATGCCCGTGAAAACTTTCTAGAAACAGCACAACGTAGAGACAGTATTTTACGTTTGGCGCAGTTAATAAGCTATGCTCCTAAACGTAATATCCCTGCTAGTGGCCTATTGAAAATTACAGCAATTGCTACCACTGATTCTGTTGTAGATTCAACAGGAATTAATCTTGCTAACACTACCATTGCATGGAATGATCCCACTAATACAAACTGGTATAATCAATTTATTAGTATAATAAATTCTGCCATGCCAGCACCTATGACATTTGGTAAACCCAATGATCACGGTATTATAAATGGAATCAGTACCGATCAGTATTTGATCAACAGCTCTAACCTGGATGTTCCAGTCTATAGTTTTAATAAAAATGTAAATGGAACCAGCATGTCGTTTGAAATAGTACCCTCTACTTTCAAAGGTCAAAGTTACATCTACGAAACAGCCCCAAGCCCAGGCAGTTCTGTAAGTTTTTTATATCAAAACGATAATCAAGGGTCAGGCAGTGCCAACACTGGATTCTTTGCACTATTTAAACAAGGCACATTGGGATTATCTAATTTCAGTATTACTAATCCTGTGGCTAATGAAATTATTGGCATCAATGTTGGTGGCATTAACAACACAGATGTTTGGTTGTGGCAACTGAACAATGATGGCAGCTATCCTACTACTCCGTGGACACAAGTTCCTGCGGTAGTTGGTAATAATGTTATCTATAACAGTATTGCCGCAAATATACGAAATTTTTATAGCGTTACCTCTAGAGATCAAGATCAAATTGATTTAAATTTTGCTGATGGTAGCTTTGGTGATTTACCTAAAGGTAATTTTAATTTATATTATCGTCAAAGTAACGGATTGACCTATGCCATTAAACCTGAGCAGTTAAGCGGTGTTGTAATTAATATTCCGTATGTAAATCAATCAGGACAGAGCCAAACATTAACAATAACTTTGGGACTACAATATACAGTCAGTAACAGTGCTGCCGCAGAATCCAATACTACTATACAACAGAATGCGCCTCAATCGTATTATCTACAAAATCGTATGGTCACAGCTGAAGATTATAATATAGCACCATTGACATATACCAGCAATGTGCTGAAAGTAAAAAGTACAAATAGGGTCAGCAGTGGAATCAGCAAATACTTTGAACTCAGTGATGTAAGCGGAAAGTATAGTTCTACAAATATATTTGCCACAGATGGGATAATTTACAAAGATATCGCTGAAAAGAATTTTAGTTTTACTTTTTCAAGTAGAAATCAAATTCTAACTATGATTAAAAAACAACTAGAACCAATAATTAGATCGCCTGCCTTAAAATCTTTCTATATTGATACATATAGAACTGAGGCGCCTGTTACTGCTTTTGAGAATCATGCTTGGAACTCAACAAATGTAGTATCTGGTCAAGGTCGTGGATATTTTTATCAAAATAGAATAATTAATGGAGTGAGTTCTCAACTTCCCCAAGCAATTGGCGGATTTACAACCAATCCTTATAACTATATGTCAGCCGGAGCCTTGGTGAAGTTTGTTCCTCCTACTTATAATGGCAAACCACAATATTTTTTACCTAATGGAAAAATAACGCCCATTCAGAGTAGCAAAACTGTAAATTATATTTGGACTACAATTTTACAAGTTATAGGCGACGGATCTAATACAGGACTTGGCAATCTTACTGACGGAACTGGACCAGTAATAATCAGTGATCAATTAGACACTGGAGCTATTCCCGTAGAAGTCATACCGCCGTTTGTTACTACCTTATCTTATAATTTTGAAAATTCTTTGATAAATCTTTGTCTAACACAGAGGAATTTTGGCTTATCGTTTGATATCTTATCCAGAACATGGACAATTATTGAAGATACAAATTTAGATCTAGTCAATGCGTTTTCTATAACTCATCAAGGTGACTCAAGTAATTCTAATCTAGATTCTAGTTGGCTAATTGCATTCGCATGGAATGGCAGCAGTTATAAAGTTAGATATAGAATCACTGATTTTGTGTTTCAAAGTGTGGCCCAAACAGGATTTTATGTTGATCCCACTGATATAAATTTTGATTTTACCACTAACACAGTTATCAAAGATAAAATTAATATACTGTCAATAAACTCACAACCTGGATCTAATCTTAATTCTCAAGGCCTGGGAAAAGACTACAGTTGGCAGATTGATAATCCTGTAACTGAGCTTGATGGATACAATGATCCCTCAAAAGTGTTGGTAAGTTTTTATAGTCATCAAGACTCGGGCACAGTAGGACAAATAATTGATCCTGATTCTTTTACAAATGTAGTTGGTTCTTATACTGCTGGCACCAGTGATGGATATGTCATGTACCAAATTAGTGCAGATGGGATGAAACTTACACTAGTTGATAATTCTCTATTTGTAGTCTTTGATAATGAAACTGATGCATCAATTTATTATAATCTCTATGGATCATTTAATGCTAATTTAATTTATTTTGTATCAACAAATGTAGTTAAGACAGCTTCTGGTAGTGTATATACCTACACACCAAATTATATTGCATATCCAGGACGTGCGGGAATAAGTTTTCATTATCTTCATAACAGTGGAAACGAACGCCGTATTGATCCTAGCAAAACTAATATTATTGACATTTATATGCTAACTGCAGATTATGATACTGCATTTAGAAATTGGCTGTTAACCGGGTCGGGTACGCAGCCATTAACACCTACAAGTCAAAGTTTAGAAAATAATTATTCTTCAAATTTAGATGCTATCAAAACTATTAGCGATGAAATAATTTATCAACCTGTAACCTACAAAATATTATTTGGTGCTCAAGCTGATATTAGTTTGCAAGCAACATTCAAAGCAGTTATTAGTCCGGCCAGTACTGCAAGCTATAACAGTATTAGATCTAAAATTTTATCAGCAATTAACGCATTTTTTGCATTAGAGAATTGGGATTTTGGTCAAAGTTTTTATTTTAGTGAACTATCAACTTATGTTATGAATTTATTAAGTCCAGATATAACAAATTTTATAATGGTGCCAACAATTAATAGTTTTGGAAGTCTATATGAAGTTAATTGTCAAAATAATGAAATTTTTATTAGCGGTGCAACAGCGGCTGATATTGAAATCATTGATGCAGTTACAGCTTCTCAGTTAAACACTACATTTATTGTAACCAACGCTGGATAATATAAAAATGGCAACTTCTAATATCAATTCAGTTAATTTATTACCTACAGTTTTACAAACAGATAGAAATACTAAATTTCTAGCCAGTACGATTGATCAATTAATACAGCCAGCACAGCTACAGCGTCTTGATGGATATATTGGATCTACACAGTCTGCAACATATAATTCTTCCAATGATGTTTATATAGCCGGAGCACCATACAATCTAGATCCTGCACTGGTTATAAATGACAGCGTAGGAAATATTCAGTCTGTTCAGGGCTATGATGATTTGATAAATGAAATATCTATCAAAGGGGGATTTACAGATAATCTTGATAGATTATTTAGATCAAAGACATATTCTTATAATGCGCATGTTGATTTAGACAAACTTGTTAATTATCAAAATTATTATTGGTTGACCAATGGACCACAGGTTATTGAAGTTACTTCGGATACATTAGACATTGAATCTACAATTATTGGTCAATCTACAGCAACTGTCACTGTTGGTACTAGTACTGTAACGTTGAGTAACGGTATGCTGATTACATTTGGTGGAATAGGAATATCGGAAACATATAACAACAAAGAATTCTTTGTTGAAGGTGTTGGGGAGTCAATAGTATTAGTTCCATATGTAGAATTAATTACAGATAAAAATATTGCCACACCTTATATAGATCAATTTGACAGTGCAGGGTTTGACGATTATGGATTTGACAATGATCGCACTCTACCAATCAACGCTGAATATGTTACTATTAATAGAGCCAGTATTGATGCCAACCCGTGGAGTCGTTACAATCGTTGGGTCCATCATGATATAATTAAAATCAGTGCACAGGTAAATGGCACTCAGCCAGTATATCCTGCCAATAACAGAGCACAGCGTCCTATTGTTGAGTTTGAGGCTGGACTACAACTAATTAATTTTGGATCTATAGCAGTCACTCCAGTTGATATTATTGATACAACATCAACAAATGCCTTTCTGACAATCAACGGATCAGCAGTGGCTGTAAATGCTATTTCAACTGCAACTATTGTAGATGGTGTAATATTATCTCCCGGGCATCGTATTATATTCAATGCCGATCTAGATCCCGATGTCCGAGGCAAAATTTATGAAGTTGATTTTGTCCAGGTTAATGGACTATTAACACTAACATTAGTACCTGCTGTAGATCATATTCCTCAAAACTATTCAAGTCTTGTAATTGTAGACGGAAATACTTATAGCGGAACAAGTTGGTGGTATGACGGCAACTCTTGGCAGTATGCCCAACAAAGAACAGCGTTAAATCAATCACCTTTATTTGACTTATATGACAATAATGGAAATAGTTATACAGATAAGAATTATTATCTGTGTGATTTTAGAGGCAATAAAATATTTGGATATCAAATAGGTATAGGAGTCAATGATCCATATTTAGGATTTCCATTGTCCTATAGAAACACAAATGCAGTTGGCAGTTTTCTATTTTCAAATTATCTGTCAAACGGCTCTATTGTTATTTCTAATTCTAATCTTACTACATCTAAAATCTCTACCGATACAACCTATTGTAAACGGAATACTAGACAGGGTGCAATCTATGAAAATGCATGGAAGCTAGGCGTTGAATATCCTATGCCATTGTTGGCTACACCTGAGGGACAGAGTTATTATCAAGAACCATTGAGTTTAACCAACAATCCATTAAATTCAGCAATTAATCAGTTTACTGTTAGTGAACTTACTGAGCATGTTATATCTATAGAAAATCTCATTCCTGGGTATAATGCAACTTCTAATAATCTGCGAGATCTTGGCAACTATACCAGCTATGGTACTAAATTAATCACCAATGCTAATCCTATAGCATTTTCTCAGATGTTTATAGGCAAAAAGGAAAACAGTGTGATTGATGCTGTCACATTGGCCAGTAATCAATACAACAAATTCAAATTATCTTTCTTAAACAGCATAATAAAATTATCTAATCAGTTGGATCCAGTATCAGCTGTGGATGAAATATTGACGAGTCTAAATCAGAATAACGGTAGCAGTAGTCCCTACTATCTATCAGATATGCTGGCATACGGTAATCCAGAAATTCAAAGAAAATTTGTAATCACTGATTCTAGAAATACTCTGTATCCATTAAGCACTGAATTTGATCTCAATACTTTGAGTCTAAGATCGGTATTGATATATCTTAATGGCAATCAATTAATCCATGGAGTAGACTATACATTTGATTCAATTCGTTCAGCTGTAAATATTATAAGCACCTTAAACAAAGGTGATACACTAATAATCAATGATTTTACAAATACAGAAGGTGCTTATGTGCCATCAACTCCTACAAAATTGGGACTATATCCGGCCTTTGTACCTAAGATATATCAGGACAACACATATCTCACTCCTGTAACAGTGATTCAAGGGCATGATGGCAGCATACTACGGGCCTACAATGACTACAGAGATAACATTATTCTTGAATTAGAAAAAAGAATCTATAACAATATTAAGGCTCAGTATCGTCCAGAACTATTAGATATTAATAGTGTAATTCCGGGAGCTTTTAGACATACAAATTATCTTCCTCAAGAAATTATAAAAATTTTATCACAAGATTTTATCAAGTGGGCAGGAACATATAGCATTGATTACAGCAATAGATCTGAATTAGACTTAGATAATTCCTTCACTTGGAATTTCAATGGAAGTTACACTGCATTTAAACATATAGAATTATTTGGGTCATGGAGATCAGTCTACAAATATTTTTACGACACAGATAGACCACATACTAATCCTTGGGAGATGCTAGGATTTTCTCAACAGCCTAATTGGTGGACGCAGATCTACGGCACAGATTTTTCCTCTAACAATACACAGATGTGGATTGATTTAGAGAATGGTTATATAGCTGGGACAGGTAACACCAATTTACAATATGCTCGTCCAGGTTTAAATGAAATTATTCCGGTATACAACAATGGAGCATTGAAAGATCCTGCGAAAGTTTTTGGTCCTTCTATAACTCCTAGTTTAATAAAACAAAATTGGATAGCAGGAGATCAAGGCCCAGCTGAAACTGCATGGCGCAGAAGCAGTGCATGGCCTTACACTCTGCAGAAAATATTGGCATTGACTATTCCCGCAACCTATGCGGCATTGATGTATGACACAAGTCGTATGCAACAAAACATAGCCGGACAGTGGAATTACGGCACAGATAAGACATTTCTTCAACTCAATAATCTTTATATACCTGGAGAAAATAATAGTCTAACCAGCGGGTATAGTGTACTGGTCACGGAAGCAGGATACCAGCGTACCAGTAATTATATTTCTGAGCTTAGACAAGACCTTGCCTACGCAAATTATAATTTGTTTTATAAGGTTGGAGGTTTTGTTGATCAAAGCACATTACAGGTTATTATAGATGCCTATGATCCTACTAGTACAGACCCTGGCGCTATTCTTCCATCAACTAACTATAAGTTAATACTAGATGTTAGTAATCCAATTAGATCGATAGGTATCTCTGGATTTATCATTCAACGGTCCCCTGCAGGATATGTAGTCAAGGGATATGATAGTCAAAATCCATATTTTACATATTATCCTAGTATCAGAAATATCAGCACGCAGGCAATAACCATAGGTGGAGAAACGGCATCATATATAAATTGGGCTCCCAGCGGAACCGTTGGTGCGACCGGATTAAGTCCACAAGATGTAATCACTGCAAGATCAGCAGTATCAGGTAATTTTTACCAAAAAGGACAGATTGTTTTATACGGTAATAATTATTACAGAGTAACGGTAGCACATCAAGCAGAGAATACTTTTAATTCTAGTTATTATCAAATACTTTCAGCGTTGCCCACTACTGGTGGGTCTACTGTTCAACTTGCCAATAGTTTCAGCACCAGTCCAGTGCAGGTACCCTACGGTACAACATTTACAAATATACAAGAAGTTTATGATTTGATAACTGGGTATGGTTATTACATTACACAGCAAGGATTTCAATTCAATGAGTATAACAAAGATTTGGGAACAATGCTTGATTGGAGTTTAACTGCAAGTGAGTTCTTATACTGGACTACACAAAATTGGGCGTCAGATAATATTCTTACATTAAGTCCATTTGCCAATCAAATAGTATATCAGGCCAATGATTCTGTAGTAGATAATTTATTTGATGGATTCTATGATTATAGTATACTTAAGGCAGATGGTAGCCCATATCCAAAAAGAGATTTAAGCATCTCCAGGAATAATGGCATTTGCACAATATCTACATTGCCCAATACAGATGGAATATATTTTGCTAGATTAAATTGCATACAAAAACAGCATGGTATAGTATTTGATAATGTTGATGAATTTGGCGATGTAATTTACAATCTAAAAACTGGCAGCCGACAGATGCGTATGAAACTTCTTGGGTTTAAAACTGCTGGATGGAATGGAGATTTTTTTAGTCCAGGTTTTGTATACGATAATGTTAAAATAACCAACTGGACATCCTCCACTAATTATCTAGCAGGCAGTGTTGTCTATTATAATGGTAATTATTACTCTGCAATTGAGAATGTTACTGCTAGTGAATATTTTAATTTTTCACTCTGGGATGTATCAACTAAAAAACCCACGGCTGGATTATTACCTAACCTTGATTATAAGATTACTCAATTCTCTGATTTCTATAGTTTAGATATTGATAACTTTGATTCAGGTCAACAAAAGATGGCTCAGCATCTTACAGGATATACTCCTAGGGTATATCTAAATAACATTTTTACGGACTCTATTTCACAATATAAATTTTATCAAGGATATATCAAACAAAAAGGTTCTAAAAATTCTATTACTGCACTGAACAAGGCAACAATACATAATCTACAAGGTCAGGTAAGTTACAATGAAGAATGGGCATTTAGGATAGGAGATTACGGGTCATACACAACTTATCAGGAATTAGAAGTTCCATTAGTTGAAGGTACATTTTTAGAGAATCCGCAGATTATAAATTTTGTAGATGTCCTTCCTAGTATTAACAGACATAATTTGATTCATTATAGTGTACCGTCTGATCTTACAATAAGTCCTAAAAATTATTCTCCCCTAACAACTTTTGCGTCGACCTCAGATCAAAATATTTTATTATTGTCACATTCTGGTTATGTGAAGATTGATGACGTTACGGCCACGGCCTATAATGAAAATAGCTTATTAGATATTGCTAATAACAGTAAGCTGATCAATGGTGATACAATATGGTTAGGATTTACTCCTAGCGGTAATTGGGATGTATATAGATATACTTTTAATCCTGTGGGGGTAATCGGAGTATATATAAGCTCACCAGCGAGCCAAATTACGTTTACAACTAGCGGAGCTCATAAGTTGTATGTGGGACAGATTATCAGTGTTGCTGATTTTAATAATCAGGTCAACGGTATCTATATAGTACAGTCAGTTCCTGTATATAATCAATTTAGTGTAGCCAGTACCCTATCATCTATTACTAATTCTGCTTTACCCGCTCCGGGAAAATTATATGAATTTAAATCAGCAAGATCGTCTGATATTGATCATATACCATCTGATAAAGAATTATACAAACTTCCCAATGGAACAAAATTTTGGATTGATTCTATATCTGGCAATGATCAAAATTGGTCAGTATATGAAAAAATTAATAACTATACCGGTACTGTTTCTTACAGTGCATTTAAAGATGGGATTGGTACCAGCATCAGCAAAAACTATGGTAATAATATTGTAGTTGCCGGCGCACCTGCTTATAATTATAATAACCGTCAGGGAGCTGTGTATGTCTATCAGCAGATAGGAAATAATCTAAAAAATATTACACGATATTTTTTAGGATCTACATCTACTAATTCTGTAAATTTTGGTCAATATGTCTACTATGATAATACACCAGTATCATCTACATCTACCTATGGATTGATATTTGCCAGTGATCCTCATGCTTCTAACACTTCTGGATCCAAAGGTATTATTAAAGTCAGCACAATAAATTCTCACGTGCAAGAAGAAAGTACAAGCACCTATATTACCAATCCAGATAATTTGAATGCTTTATTTGGTTCTTCCATATGGGTTGAAAAGAATGCCAAAAATAAATTAATGTTGGTAGGTGCTCCCGGTACTGGTAGTGCTCTAGGCAAAGTTTGGTCTTACAATGTTTCGTTCAATAATGGAGTAATAAATTATCAGCAATTAAATTCTATTAATGACTATACACTTACGTTAACCACAAGTAGCCAGTGGGGATATTCAATAAGCGGAGCAGATAATTTTACAAATATTGCTATTGGCGCACCTGGTTATAATTTGAATACAGGTGTTGTAACAATTTTAGATAGTAATTTATATCGCAACGATACCATTTATTCTTCTTTTGGTACTGGTAGTAGATTTGGTGAAGTTATTAAAATGTCTGCATCTGGTGATTATCTTTTTATATCTGCTCCGGAACATATAAACAGTGACTATTCAGTAGGCAATGTATCGGTCTACAAACGTCTTAATGACAAATATGTATTTGATCAACTCATAGAAAATCCAGTGATATCATCTTCAATGAATTTTGGTAAAGCTATTAGCATTAATACATCATCTAATAATTTGATAATTTCTGCTCAAGGGGTAAATGCCACTTTTCCAACTACCTTTGATCAAGATGCTACAATCTTTGACGGCGGTCTAACACATATTACAGGTACCAGGGTCAACTCTGGAGCAGTGTATCTATACCAAAAATTTAATCAAAGATTTATATTCACACAAGAATTGCCAATAGTATTAAATGAAAATTTATCTGGTACAAATTTTGGCGAAAGTTTAATAATTGATGACGGTATTATATTAGTAGGTGCTCCGGCAACAGAGAATCCCGATCTACACAGTGGCATATACCAATTTAATCAAACTAATATTAATAACTCCAGCATCAATAAAATTAGAAGCTTTGAAAATTTAACTGTACCTAGCACTGTAGAAAAAATATCTTTGATTGATACATATAATCAAGACATTCTACAATATATTGATATAATTGATCCATTAAAAGGCAAGATAGCAGGTATAGCTGAACAAGAATTATCATATAAATTAATCAGCGATCCTGCAATATATTCTATTGGTCTTGCTGGAGTTAATGTAGATACCAATACCAACTGGTTGGATAATCATGTAGGTGAACTATGGTGGGATCTTAGCACAGCAAAATATGTTTGGTACGAACAAGGTGATCTTGAATACCGTAAAAATAATTGGGGGAAATTATTTCCAGGTGCTACTATTGATGTCTATGAATGGGTCGGAAGTACCCTGTTACCTAGTGAGTGGAGTACTCAGGCAGATACTGCTCAGGGACTAACATTAGGTATTAGTGGGCAACCTAAATTCTCTGACAACAGTATTATCAGTGTCAAGCAAGTATATGATTCTATAACTAATTCTTATAGTAATGTCTATTACTATTGGGTAAAGAATTCTGTAATAGTTCCTAATGCTAAAAATCGTAGAAAGAGTAGTTACGAAGTTGCTAGTATAATTGCTGATCCAACTGCATACGGCTTAGAGTATGCATCTTTAATTGCATCAGATGCAATAGCGTTGAGCAATATAAGCACAGGATTAGTTGGAGAAAATATAAGTCTAAATATAGGGCAGGACGGTATCGCAGCCGAGATGGCAAATCCTATACCTCAGCATACTGAGTGGCTGATATTAAAAGAAAATGATGAAAACAGTGTGCCCAATGACTTACTAGAAAAGAAATTAATTGATAGTCTATTGGGACATGATAGTGTAGGAAATATAGTACCAGATCCTGGACTAAGTCTAAGAACACGCTACGGAGTTGGAATTAGACCTCGTCAGACTCTGTTTAAAGATAGATTTACTGCAATTAGAAACGTAATTGAATTTGTCAATCAAATTTTACTAAATGAACAAATATCAGGCAATTATGATTTTGTGAATCTCAATGCTCAAGAAGATATTCCAGATCAATATCTAGGAACCTATGATAGAATTGTTGAAGACAACAACGAATTAAATTTGTTAGACACATCGATGTTTAAACAGGCAATAATTGAATGTGTTGTTGACAACAACGGGTATGTGACTGGAACTAATATTATCAGTTCTGGATTTGGTTATGGAAATCTAAGCAGGGTCTATGATAATACTGGGGAATCAATAGGTTTTCAAGGCCCTACATTTGTTACAACTGCTACATTTGGTAGTGGAGTCGCTATATCTACAGTAGTAAGTACAGCGACAGGAGCAGTTATTCAGGCTACTGTTTTAAATGCTGGTACCGGATATACAAATAATTTTAATCTAGTATCTCGACCACAATCAGTTATTGTTCTTACTGATGATACATTTAATGGCAGTTGGACACAGTTTGTCTATGATTATAGTAGCAGTCAATGGGTCCGTGCACATACACAAAGTTATAATACTACTCTTTATTGGAAATATGTAGATTGGTCTAGTGCTGATTATAATCCCTATCAAATATATTCAGCAGTCATAGGTAGCAATTATGAATTAAAAGAACTAGCAGTGGTGCCTGGACAATATATTAAAATTAACAACAGCGGAAATGGAAACTATATAGTAGTAGAAGTGTTGGATCCACAGATCAAAGGGACATACGGGATAGGATTTAATTTAGTCTACAAACAGAATGGTACTATACAGATATCAAACAGCGTTTGGGATAAAATCAATAGTAGTTACGGGTTTGACTATGTGAGATCATATGATCAGAATCTTTGGGATCAAACTCCTGATGTTGAGTTAAAATATATATTAACTGCCTTAAAAGAAAATATATTCATTAATAATTTAAAAATAAATTGGAATTTGTTGTTCTTTAAAGCAGTGAAATATGCATTGTCAGAACAAAAACTCTTAGATTGGGCATTTAAAACATCATTTATAAATGTTGTTAACAATGCAGGACAGCTAGGTCAGCCTGCCGTGTATAAGCTACAGGATAGCAGTTTTTATCAACAATATATTGAAGAAGTAAAACCTTATCATACTCAAATAAGAAACTTCACTACTCAATATTCTAATTTAGAGTCTGCAGATATAAATGTAGATGATTCTCGTAGAATTGTTGAAACTACAATTAAGTTTGACAGAATTTCTAAGGTTAACCAAATTGGAAATATAATAGCAGTTGACACATTTATATGTGATGGCCAACTCACAACATATACTTTAAACTGGTTAGCACAGCCCAATAAAAATTTAATTAATGTTAGACTGGGTGCTACAACGTCAACAGTTGGTCATAGCGGATTAGTATCCAGTGAAGACTATACTATTATTTCTAATGGAACTACAAGTACTCTTGTATTCTTAAATTACGTACCTTTGCAGAATCAAACACTGACAGTGACTTATCAAAAGAATATTAATCTATTAAATGCCGCAGAACGTATATTGAATTTCTATGAGCCCAATCCTGGAATGCCTGGTGTAGATCTTGCACAGTTGATGACTGGAATAGAATATCCGGGATTAAGTGTTGGTGGGCAATATGAAGGTCTTGGATTTGCTAATAGATTTGGTGGATCATATCCAGATAGTTATATAGATGGCGGCACTTGGACTCTAGGAGTATCAACTACTGCACTAGGAATTAATCCTGAAGATATTACAATAGATGGAGAATACGGATTTGTAACACCTAGTACCAGTTATGCTCCGGAAGAGGTAGTGCCTGGATTTGTAATAGACAGTCTTGGCATAAATGTATACACTAAAAATATGTATGGAGCACCAATTGTAATTAATGGCAATTATTATGCTTGGGCATCCACTTCCACACAAACTTTTGCACTATCCCAGTTACCTACTACTATTGACAATATTCTAGTTACCTATAATAATTTAGAGTTGATTTATGCACCTACAGCTACGTCATCAACGCAGTATAGTATTGATTGGGGCAACTCATCAATAATTCTTCCTCCTCAATCTAATTCTGGGATTCTAGGGTATTCTATTATCGGAGTTGGCGGAGGAACCGGAAATTCAGCAGGAGTGGTTGATAAAGGATTTGTATCAGTTAGTAATACTACCACTGTGCAGGTACAGAGTTTAGCGGCATACTCAGATATTCAAGATGCATTTGTCACGGTCAACGGTAGGCCTATTAATAAAGTAATATCAACTTCGTCTTATGGGTTCATGATTGAACCAGTAGGACCTGTAGATGGTAGAGCATCTGTGATAGTGTATAATCTAAATACTGGCACTAACGCTGTTCAAGCCTGGTTCTTTACAGAAAATCAATCATATTTTAATGTTGTTAATGAACAGATATTTACAACAAGTTCGTTTGATATTACTCAACCAATACCGTTATTATTTCCCCCAGGAAAGATTGAACCAGTAAGTCAGCAGGCTATTATTGAAATTACGGATGTCAATGGTACAAGAAGACTACTGCCACCTGATGCGACATACTATTCAGTTACTAATACAGTCAATCCAGTTTTTAACTATTCAATCAGTTCTATCCAAAGTGAGATATCTAATCCTCAAACATATCTTACAAATGATACTGTATATGTTTATCTCAATGGAAAAAAATTATCAACTTTTGCCTATCAGGTCAATGGATTAAAAGTTACCATCAATACCAGTGTCCAACCGTTAAACAAAGGGGATGCTATTGCTATTGAAGCCTATGCTCCACGTGTTGTAGGAACAAGTCAAACCACTGATTTTAATGGACAACCACATTATACATATCAATATAGAATTATTGGTTCTAATTTATATCTAACACCCGAGGCTGGCGGTACAACAGTGCTAACACTAACAAATGCTACAATTAAAATTATTACCTATGCGGATGCAGATGGAATGTTGGTACAGACTCAGAAATTTGGCGGCAATGCCAATGGAAGATACACAATTAATCGTCCAATTCTTAATGATAATTATGTGTATGTGACGGTATTCAAATATAATAATGTAGATATTGTTAGCTACCCGTTGGTCAATGCAATTGATTTTGTAGTCTTAAATGACAATATTACAATACAATTAGGAGATAGTTGGATCTTAGGTAAAAATGATATCGTTGAAATTACCAGCTTCAGCACACAAAAATTCAGTAGTACTGTTTTGGGATATCGTATATTCAACGATATGCTGGGCAATACATCGTTTACACGGTTAAGTAGTCAGTACTCAACATATTTGATGCAACCATTGTCTGTGAATGACACAGAAATATATGTTGCAGATGCATCAGTATTGACTCAACCAGAAATTGAAATAAATGTGCCGGGAGTAATACTTATTAATGGAGAGCGTATAGAGTTTTTCCAAAATAACAACAATGTTTTGAGTCAGTTACGCAGAGGTACATTGGGAACTAGTCCTGCAACTTATTTAAAAGCAGGAACTACGGTGATTGATCAAGGATTAGAACAGATAATTCCATTCACTGAAAATATAAAAATACAGAATACATTTACCAATACTCTAACTAATACCTATGCTATAAGCACTAGTAGTGTATTAAGATCTTATCCTAATACCTCAACTTATGTACGATGCGATGGAATAACGTTATCGACCAGTAGTTCTCTAATTGATCAAATTGATGTATTTTATGGCGGGAGGTTGTTAAGAAAATCTAGTAGTTATATTCATGATAACACAGTGTCCTACGATAGTATAAATCTTGCTAACATAGTAGGATCTACAGCAACAATTCAGCAACTGCCTAGTACAGCTAATATAGGCGATTCTTATCTCATTACTAATTTGAATCAAGTTTGGACCTATACTGGATCTAGGACGCAAAGTCCTACATCATCGACCTATGTATTTTCAGGATTGCATTACTTGCCTCAAGAATACACAGTATCAGTGTCTAGTTCAACCCAGCTACTAATATTGAATACATCAACTTTAGGTATCAATCCTAATTTACAGATTACTATTGTGCAAAAAGATTATCCAGTATCTGCATCTTGGAATACAATTGATCCTAAGAACAGTGCAATGACTTTGAGTTTGTTAGACAGTACAACAACGGTAGCAACATTCTTGCAGGCAGCTCCGGCTGTACTTCCGGACAATTACTTTTATGGTGCTTAATATAGTATAAATATCAACATGGAAATTAAAAAAATGAGTTCTCAACCTAATAATCAACCAAAAGATCAAGGATTAGTGTCTATCAAAGGACATATTAAAATATTTGATCCCGTGACTAATGAAGTTTTTATTGATAAACCTAATGCAATCAATTATGAAAATTTTAGTTTAGCTCTGGCAAACAGTATCAGCAATCAAAATATTGGTACTATTGCTGAGATGGATTTTGGTAATGGCGGAACTAGAGTTGACGATACAGGCATTATAACTTATCTAACACCTAATGTTATAGGATCTACAGCAGGCTTATATAATCAAACTTATCTTAAAGTGGTTGATGCTCAACAACCAACAGATCTAGATCCTGCTAGAAATTTTATGCAAGTTCGTCATGTAGCCGGCGCTTATTACAGTGATGTGTTGGTTAGCTGTTTGCTTGACTTTGGTGAGCCAAATGGTCAACAGGCTTTTGATAATGAAACTAATTCAAATGGCACATTTGTTTTTGATGAATTAGGTTTAAGATCTTACAGTCCAGAAGGGCCAGGAACAGGTTTGTTGTTGACTCACGTTATATTCCATCCTGTGCAGAAATCATTGAATCGTATGATACAAATTGATTATACAGTTCGTATCCAATCTCTAACTAACGGAATGTAATTATGGCCTACGTAGTTTATACCAGCAGTGGAACTTTCTTAACATCAATACCAACAGGTGCTGTTAATACATCTGCATCAAGTCTAAGTCTAATTGGCAAAGATGTTATAGGTTATGGACAATATTATAATCAAAATTTGATTAGTATGTTAACTAACTTTTCAAATTCTATAGCTCCTTCAAACGCCATACAGGGGCAATTGTGGTATGATGCGGGACTTAATAAACTCAAAGTTTACAACAATGGTTGGAGTGCAGTCAGAGCATTCTCAAGTTCTAGAGCAATTCCTACTGGACAGGAAACTGGAGAATTTTGGTATGATAGTATCAACAAAAACTTAAACTTCAATGTCAGTGGACAGTATTATGCAGTAACAAGTTTTCCACGCAACAATATCAGCGGATGGCAGGCCCCTCTGGTTCCTATTACAGATAATGTTGGCAATGTAAAACAGGTAACTATCCTACAAAATTCTGGACAAACAATTGGAGCAATTAGTACCAGTAGTTTTACGGTATCACCCCAGCAATCTACTTCTACATTTTTATTGGCCAATACTTCTACAGTTAAATTAACATCTGGTCTAAGTATTATCGGAAATATAGAAGCTACGGGAAGTTTTATATCACTAGGTACTCCGCCAACAAGCTCTATATCAGTAGGCACCACAGGTCAAATCGCTTGGGGACAAGGATATAATACTAGTACCTATTATGTTTTTGTTTGCATCGCACCAAATTCATGGCAAAGAGCCGCATTAACATCATTCTAAAATCATGCCATACATACTAACTAAATCAAACGGAACAACACTGACCACAGTTCAGGACGCCACAGTAGATAATTCAACTAGCATAACGTTCATTGGACGGAATTATTCGGGATATGGTCAGGCTATAGAAGAAAATTTTTTATATCTATTAGAAAATTTTTCTAATATAACAGCTCCAAACAATCCTATTCAGGGGCAACTTTGGTATAATAGTGCACTTCAGCAGTTACAAGTATGCTATGATGGTATGAACTTTACTGGTGCATCAAATGCCACCGTGTCTAATGTTAGCCCTATCAATCCTATTACTGGAAGTTTGTGGTGGGATACAGGCAACAATTTGTTAAAAGTATATGTAGAAGGGTTATGGCAGTCTAGTGAAACTTTTGGTGGATCTAATTCATATTGGGATTTTAATAAAATTGCCAGTCTCGGTGGTCAATTACCTGCTATCAAAGCTGTCAGTAACGGAGAAGTAGTCACAATATTTTCTAATGTGCCAAGCTATTCATCTAGCAATGATTCTTTGGTATCTAGTATCAAATTTCCTATAATCAAACAAGGAATAACCTTGCCCGGTGCAGATCCAGTAACTGGTAGTAGTACTACCTCTACATCCACTGGATATTTGTTATGGGGAACGGCTGCTGAAGCAATTACAACCAAAGGTGTTACAGTTACTACAACATCTTCCAATAGTACATACTATATTCCTTTTGCTAATGGTACCACAGGAAGTCCTAGTTTTTATACTAATAGTTCTTTTAACTATAATCCTAATACCAATATTCTTCAAGTAACTGCATCTGCCGCATTGTATGCTGATTTAGCAGAAA